GAAACTTACCACCTTTTACTGCGCTACCTAATTTACTACCACCAAAACTTAATGCACCACTAAGTAATGCTTCTTTAGTGGACATACCTGATGCTTTGCCAACACCTGTTGTAACTAAAGCTTTTTGTAAAGGTCCAAGTGCTTGCATGCCCGGTATAAAGTTTATTGCTATAGGCGCAACTTTTTTTACAATCTTTTTAAGCTTTTTACCAAATTTTTTAAGAGCGCTTCTTAAACCAAACTCAGGCATACCTGTATTTGGGTTTATTGAATTTTCACCACCTACCACATATTGATTTGGGTTCATACCCATGTTCATCATATCTGACTCAATCATGCTTCTTGTTTGTGGTGTTATAGACTGTGGTGGTACTATCATTTCACCTGTAGCAACGTGCGCCAAGGTATCATCTTCAAATCTACCTAAGCTTGCTAATCCTTTCATTTGTGATTCCATATGTGGCATATTATTTTAAACCTCCTATACCCATAGGCATTGGTCTTGGTGGGGTCGGTGGTGAGTCGGGCAATCCTTCGGGGTTTATTAAATCTGCTGGCCTTGTTTCTCTTGATACCATGTTAATCATCATATCAAATTCTTCAGGGTCAAAATCTTCATCTACTTGCGCCATAATTTCTGCTAAAGCTATTGAAGCTTGGTCGTGTTCAGGCGAGTCTTTTGGTTTAGTCAATATAATATTTACTATGTCGCTATATCCTGAATCAGACAAAGGCATAAGCACCTCGTCAATCAATTCTTGTCTTGCTTGTATAAATTGTTGTCGTTCAGGTGGCATTTGAATAGCAGCATTCATTTGTTGCTGTATTGCAGCTATGTTTTCTTCAATAGTATTTGTGCTAGAAGTGTCTGCTTTCATTTGTTGTGGTCTTGGAGACTCCATTTCACCAGCTAACATGTTAATTCTTTCTTGTAATGTTGCCATACTTCTACCCTAATTTATGTTTACAGATATATTACCACTTGTTTTCACTGAAACAAAGCCTAATGATGTGGTTGCTTTTAGACCTTTTTCATTAGTATCTGTAGTCAAATCTATAAAATCATTACCATTGTACACCTGTAATACGCCTTTGCTTGTGTTAAATATTACATCGCCTTGTAAAAAATTTAATTCTGCTATTTCAGTTGCATTAAATCTAGGTGTTCTATTGGGGTCAAACTGACCTAAATTTATTTCTAAAATTCTTACAAGCTTATTAAATGTTTCAGGCGTTACGCTTTCTATGGCTAAAGGCAACCTTGATGGAAGTAGCTTTGCCACTATCTTTTACCATCAGGCTGTACATCAAGCCTTGTGTAACCCAATCTCCATTTAACACCTAATCTATTACCAGTTGCCGCATCGTCATCGCTTTGCACTCTTAGAACTGCTTGTCTACCTCTAGCTCTAACATGTACTTGTGCTGTGTTATTAGATATATCTTTGGTTGCTCTTGTAGTCAAAGATTCACTAGGTGCGTTACGTGTTTTTAACAACATATTTATTTGCGGACTGCCTGATGTGACATTTGTCCCATAAAATCTAATATCAGGCATCATTCTTCTTATAAAAGCAAAGTCATTACCATCTTGCAAGTCAAAGTCAGCACTTTCTATAAACACATTATCCATAGGTGAGCCATCATCATCTTCGCCATCTTCATGTGCAAATATAACGCCACTGTTTGTAGCTAAAGGTTTAGCAAAAACATTTTGGTCAACCCATGCAGTTCTGACTAACTGACCTATAGACCACACACCCTCTAAATAGTTGTATATTACGTATCTTGAAATTTCTGATGTGCCGTCACTTTCTGCTGGATAAAACCACCAAACTTCGTTGTATTCTTTGTTAAGTAAAGCAAATACCTTAAATGCCTGACTTAAATCTAAGTCTTCCTGTATGTAGCTTAAAACACTACAAGGTAGCTTTTTTACAGAGCCTGTGTAGGAATAAAATCCATCATCACTCATCCAAAACACGCCTGCTGGTGAGTTTATAGCAGCGTTTGGACTTATCATGCCTGTGCCTTCGTTTATCAAATTAAGGCCAAATGTAAGTGGTGGTCCAACAAATTGCATACTATACATTGATGTGTCAGTCCATATTAATATTTCTTGTCTTGCTCTGATGCCACCTCTTATCTCACTACCCGCAGATAATCTTACAGAACCTGCTGTATTCGTTGTTTTTGGCTCAAATTCCGTAATGCTTTCTTGGTCTGAAAAAACTACTAACATAGGGTCTAGTACGCCCGTTCGTGAACCACTAGAGACAGGGTCTGCACCAAGTACAATAACATGCCTATCAGTATCGCTTACTATAGTTTGCAAGCCTATAGTAGGTGCTAAGTTAGAGCCAGATAACGATGTAATATTTACTGCTCTTGTAGAAGTTCCGTTTGTTTCATCCCAGAAAAAAATACCACCACCTCTTGCATGTAGTATTAAGTCTTCACCAAAATTATCAGCAGACCATAATCTAAGTTGGTTGGTAAAAGATAAGCTAGTAGATGACCCAAACCCACCTGCACCCCAAGTGCCTGAACCCCAACCTGAAGATTGTATAAAAACATCTAAACCTGTATTGAGTTGATATGCACCATCTACACCAGAGCCACCATTACCTGTGTCACTAGAGTTAGCTGTTGCAGATGCAGTAAAGGTATAAGTGTTAGCCGTTGGTACAGAAACTATTTGATGTTCTTGATTTAAGACAGACGCAGTGATGTTGCCACCTAAACTAACCGCACCACTAATAGTAACAAAATCACCAATTACCGCACCATGTGAACTGTCAGTGGCAGTAATTGTTGCAGAACCATTAGTTGCAGCAAAAGTAATACTGTTTGTGCTAGTTTTTCTTATGGGTGTAATATCGGCTAATGTATTACCTTCTAATATGTTTGCTTTTAAATGTGTGCCGACAAAAAGATATTTAGCACCTTCTAATGAAATCCATGGAAATAATTTACGACAAGTACCTAAAAAGGTTGCAGTTGTTTGTTTTGTCCAACCACCTATCTTTTCAGCAAAACCTTTTCTGAACCTAACCAAAGAAGCATCGAACCAACCACCAGCATTGGTAAGATTAGTGCCTTCTTTGTCTATACCAGCTTTAAACTGAAACTTTGCAAACGGCATGTTTCATTTTAAGCTATTCTAATTATAGCTGTTGATGCTGCTTTTGCTGGAAATACTATAGTAAAGTCACCTGCTGTAGAAGTTTTGTCTCCACCGAAATCTATTGTTGCTACCGATTTATCACTATTAGTGTCATTGTAAATCATACAGCCTCTAGCAGTTATTGTAGCTGTGCTGAAGGTTAAATCAGCAAAATCAGTTACAGCAGTAGTGCCTGTAGCTGAGGGTGTTACATTTGTTAATGCAGCACCACCTGAAGTATAGTTTGTACCACTTGCTTGTCCTGTTGTAGTAAAAGCAGTGGTTGTAGCACCAAGAGTAGCAGAACTTGTATACAAAGCTAATTTAAAAGTGTTGCCACTAGAGTTAGTAAAATTATGTGTGCCTGTTAAAAGTTCAACTTTAAAACTTGTTGTTAGTGTTGATGATATTGCCATATTAAATACCTTTAATTATTTTTGCTAAATCCTCACTACCTCCTTTAGATAACTCTTGTATCAAGGTAGCTTTATAAGATTTTATAGCATTTTCAATATATATCAAACATACTTTATAAATTAAATCTCTGTAAGCTCTTGCCTGCGCTTTAACATGTTCTTCATTATCGTCAGAAAAACCAACTATTTTATCGGTAAGTTGCTTTGCCCAAAACTCAGGCGGGTGTCCTCCAAACTTTGTCGTTGATACTTCTACCATGCCTAGTTCAGGCACACCATCAGGAGTTATTTTAATTACCATTTGTTAGGCTCCGGGGGTTGTAAGTGACTGTCAAACCTATCGGCGACTTGCGGTAGTATTTTGTGTTTTTGTACAGTCATTTCACTTATTTTTTTTAATTCTATACCATCGTTACCTTGCACAGGCACGTAAGGGTCTCGCAGTCTATGATAACCATACAGCCTTTGTTGTCCGGGTAAATTAGTGTCTAACAAAGAGCTTGTCGCAGCAACTTCTACCTGTATGTCTTTTTCCATGCATTTAACAAGCCAAAATTCTACACAAGCTCTGCCTTGTTCTGCAAAATGTAAATTGTTTTTATATGTAAAATCTATACCAAATAACTTTATATTTGCTACGTCATTCCAATATGCAAAGGCAACAGCATAAGCTACAGTATTGTTTAGATAGTGACAGTTTGTAGTTTTTACTATTTCTTTAATAGGATATTCAACAAGATTTTTACACCTTTCATCTATTTCACATGTATATATAGGTTTGTTATGGTTTGTTAGTAATTTTTTCATGCTGTCAGTTTGCCCACCAGCATGGTCTGTATCTAAAAATCTTGATGGTGGGTCCATCATAAATACTCTGTCATGAAATATGACAGATGCTACGGCGTTTATTGCCCATACCTCGTCAAACTGCACGCCGTGTGATTTGGCTAAACAAAAGTCAAACCAACTTTTGCCTAAGCCAACAATAGCTATAGTCTTACCATTAAGTTTTTTTATAGGTTTCATCTCTCTCTCTTTTGGTAACTTTACGTTACATTGATTCTTAACGAATCATATCTCATTTCATCTCTAGTATCTCGTCCTTCGCCGATATTTTTAAGTCGCATCAAGCTTTCTTTAAACCTTGCTTCATAAGCATTTATGTCATCAGGTGGTAATTTTAAAAATATTGCACCTTCTAATAAACAGCCATATAACAATGTATCAGGTGCATCTGTAGATAAGTACGTAGTGCCTGAGTCACTGCCTGCTGTTAAAGATGCTGGCTTTGCTAAGTAATGTAATTCAACACTGTAGTTACTATCTGGCACAGGTGCAACTTCAAAACTACCTTGGTCAAATATAGCGTAATACCTTGGTTTACCTGTTGTGGTTGTGCTACTTATATATTCTTTTATAAAAGAATTATGTTTTAAATCTAAATAATCGTATGTATTAGAACTTATTACAGCTAATGAAAACGGTGCTAAAAAGTCGTTAGGCGTAGCTAAAAAACGATTACTACTCGTGACATTACCTTGCACGTTTTTTCTTTGGTCAGGCAACTGAACGCTTTTAAGTATTCTTTCTTCTGCTTGTAAAATAAAATTATTTAAATTATTAACAAAAGTTGTTTCGTCTGTTTCTAAATAATCTTGTACTGCCGTTTTTAATGTAGATAACGTGAAACTCATGATGTAGTAATTGTAACTGTACCCAATGCACTTGTCATGCTATCAGGTGTCGTAATTTTTGTTCCGATAATACCAAGGTCAAAGTTTGTATAAACAGTAAAAATTGTTGGAGATACGCTTATATCAGGTCTTGGCTCTCTTACAGCTTGTGGGTCTACCTTGTTTGTTCTAGGTTCTAGTTGCGGGTGCTTAGGCTCGTAACACTCAGGACAAGTTTTTAAACCATTCCATTCCTTACGTAG